GCTCCTGCAGGAGCTGGTGGTTGTGTTCCTACTGCCACACCAGTGCTTGAATTTATAACTTGACCTTTTGAATTTACTGCAGTGCCAGATTTGGTTGAAGAGACAAAGGGGAGATTTCTTTTTGCTACCATGTATTCTCTTGCGTTTACTGTAGCGTTCCTGTTTAGAACTGCTGCCCTTTGTTTATTTCCTTGTAGTTGAAAGTTTTCTCCATCATTACCATTAGCACCCTTATAAAATATTTTTTTAGCATCACTATCAGTTATAGTATTTGATCCTCTTGCTTTATTAAGTTGTCTTCTAAATGTTGTCCCATTATTAGTCAGTTCCCATTGAGATCCTTGTCCACTTTGAGTTGCTATAGCAGTTCTTCCAGTAATTCCATGGTCTCTATACATTGTAGCTGCACCAGTGTCAATATTGACTTCTACCAATACATTCATCCCATACACAGGATATTTTATTTCTCTTATATTGGACATTGACTAATGCATCCAGTTTAAGTATTTATCCTAAAATTTTGATATGGAATTGATCTAGCATCATTCACTTCAAGTGGGTATATAATGTGGAGGTTACTTTTGGTTTCATCCCAGGTATAGTTTCTAAAGGGGTCTTGACCTCTTGCTGCCCAGTGATAGTTTATACCTCTAAATCCCCACTGAAATACACCTATACATGCAATCAGGGGGAACTCATCATATTCAATCCTTGGTGTCTTAGGTAGATAGATGAAGGTGTAGTATCTACCTACATCAGGAACAACTTCTACATCAGGTAGAGCACCAAGTAAAGCAAGCATCCTATCATCAGGAGTAGGTTCATTGATAATGTCATCAACAACATACTCTAATCTATTTGTGTCGCTTTTTAGATACTCTTCTTGTTCCATACTGCTTGATGCCTAGTTCGTTTTCTGTAAGGATGAGAAACTCTACTCCATTATCAAGAGCAAACTCCCTAGCAGCAGCCCACTTGGCTTTATTTATTTCATAGGTAAGACATTCATTGATATATGTTTTGGTCACCCTACTCTTCTTAACAGGTGGTTGTGTCTGTCTTGCTGGTTTAATTTCTACAAGATATTTCTTACCATCTTTCTTTTGTATCAATGCATCAGGATAGTATCTGTGAACTCTGCCATCCTTTGGAGACACATAGGGGATGGAGAACTCTTCACTTGCCCACTTTACAATGTCAGGAGTGTGGTCACACCAGTGACAGAAGTGCCTCTCCCAGGAACTTCTGCAAATAATATTATTAGGATCACCCATATACTTCTGAGGGTATGATGGTTTATAAATTGACTTTATGCTTTCTCCCATACATAGTATTAGTAATCACGCCTATTTATAGATGGCAGGACCAAAACCAAATAGGATAGGGACCTCACAACTAAAAAGCAGGATAATGAATCTTGCTCAAACCTCTGTCTATCAAGTTAAAATTCAACCACCTTCAGATGTTGATAAGGCAATGGGTGGTATATATCAACAGTATGGAAGAGATCTAGATCTTTTATGTTGTGATACTACACTCCCTGGTAGTTCACTGGCAACTCATGATGTAACCTCAGACTACCAAGGTGTGTCTGAGAAGATGGCGTATAGAAGGATATATGATAACAACATAGACATGACTTTCTATGTTGATAAACAATATAATGTAATGGAATTCTTTGATGGGTGGATAGACTTCATCTCTGGTATGGGTAAAGGAAGTAGATCTTATAATGGTTATAATGATACCAGGGCAGGATTTAGGGTCTCTTATCCTGAAGACTACAAGACAAGCATCTATGTCTCAAAGTTTGAAAAGGATGCTGCTGAGAAAGCATTGTACTATAAGTTTATTGATGCATTCCCTATTGCAATCAATGCAACACCAGTCTCATACAATACCAGTGACATACTAAAAGTGAATGTTTCATTCTCTTATGTGAGATATACTTTGATCAAAGCATCTGGTATAAATGTGAACACATCATTTGATATTAAAAGTAACATTCCATTTGAAGCTGGCATTGGAATAGACTTAGGGTATGGAACTTTTGATGGTTCTGAGTTTGATTTCCCCACTAACATTGGAAACTTCTGGGATGATCCAATCTCATTCAGCGCTGACTTTAACACTGGAATTCAACTGGGTAGTCAACTTGATTTACCTGCAAGTGACTTGTTCTTTAACCCCTAAATATTCACACTGAAATACCTATAGGTCGTTATGCCTTTACCAACAATTGCCACACCAATTTATGAGTTGGAACTTCCCTCTACAAAAAAGACTGTTAAGTATAGACCTTTTCTTGTAAAGGAAGAAAAACTACTTGTGCTTGCATTGGAAAGCGAAGATACAAAACAAATTACAAATGCAATCACTGCTGTAATTAAGAGTTGTATTATTACTAAGGGTATTAAAGTAGAGTCACTTCCTACATTTGATATTGAATATCTCTTTCTGAATATCAGAGGCAAGTCAGTTGGTGAGGAAGTTGAGTTGAATATTATTGCACCTGATGATGGTGAGACTGAGATTCCAGTCAAGATTAATCTTGATGATATCAAAGTCATTACAGATGAGAGTCATACAACTCAAATCAAACTTGATGATAATCTGATGATGGAGATGAAGTATCCATCACTTGATCAATTTATTAAGAACAACTTTGATTTTAATGATCAGGGTAATATTGATCAATCTTTTGAATTGATTGGAACATGTATTGATAAGATCTTTAATCAGGAAGAGGTGTGGGCAACTGCTGATTTTTCTAAAGATGAGATCTCAGACTTCCTTGGACAGATGAACTCTAAACAGTTCAAACTGATTGAGAACTTCTTTGATACAATGCCTAAACTTTCTCATACAGTTAAGGTGACTAACCCCAAGACAAAAAAGAAGAGTGAGGTAGTGCTTGAGGGTTTATCAAGTTTTTTCGCATAGGCATGATCCATATGGATCTTGAGGGATATTATAAACTCAATTTTGCCCTGATTCAGTACCATAAATATTCATTAACTGAGATTGAAAATCTTATCCCTTGGGAGAGAGATGTTTACGTGAGTCTTCTACAGCAACATTTGGAAGATGAAGAACAAAAAATGAAGCAAAAGAATGGCTAAGATTGTAAGAGGTGGTGGATCTAGTAGAGGTCCCAAAAAACTTGCATCTAAAACTGGGGGTAAGAAGGCGGCTGCTGAAAGACTGATCAGAAAACTTAAGGACGCCAAGAAGACTGGAGATATTTCATCTGGATTGGATGCACTGATTGATTCCATCAAAAAAGAATCTTCTAAGGATGATGGTGGTGGATCCTCTGCTCTCTCTATCATTCCTAAAGTATCTGATAGTGAGGGTGATTTAGTTACTGAAGAAGTTGATGAAAGAGTCCTATCTCTTATAGGTCAAGATGGTGTAGTTGATATTGATTATGCTACATATAAAACTCTTCTTAGGGAGAAAATGGCTGCTGCTAGGATGGCAAACAGCAAAATCCCCACAGAAGAAACAGAAATATTAACTGAAGAATTTAAAAGAGTCAAGAGAAAGACAGGAAGATTCAAAGTCAAGAAGAAAAAAATAAGTAAGAATTCTTTCTTTGATAATGGTTCTGCACCAAAGACTAACCTCAAGGCACTTCCTCCTGCTGTAAACAAGAGAGAAGTAGAGCAGGATGAGAAAGAAGAAAAGATTAATGAACTAGAAGAGTTTGTTAGAAATATTTTAGCTCCAAGTCTTACAAAAATTCAAGGGAGTCTTCAGGGAGTTCTTGATAATCTCAATAAGCAGACAGAGTTAGAGAAGAAAGAAGCAAAGGCAGAGGATAAAGCAAGACAAAAAGAAAAGAGAACTGCTAGAGAAGCAAAGTTAGAGGGAGGGGGTAGCGAGAGTGCAGTAAAGAAAACTGCTGAGAAGATATCTAAACCTGCAATGGGTATCTTTGATTTCATTAAGAACTTTGTGATGCAAACATTAATGGGTGGAGCTTTTGCTTGGTTGCTCAACTTCCTTAAGGATCCTGCTGGCAACTTTGATAAGATGTGGAAAGGTTTGGTTAATGGTATCATTGGACTATTAAATAATGTGATTAGTTTCCTTTATGATAATCTTATAATGCCTATTAATAGAGCTATCAATGCTATTAATACTGCAATAACTGATATGGAAACTCAGATCAATAATGCTCTTTCGTTATTTGGTCAGGGTGGAATCACTTTACCAAAGATACCATTAATACCAAAGGCACAGATACAAACCATCCCACTTGCTGGTGAACCACCCAATCAGGGTGGTCCAATCACGTTCACTGCGCCACAGATGGTTGGTGGTGGTTTGATTGATCCTAATACTGGACAGAGAATAAGAGGTATGGGCGCTGACACACAGTTAGTGGCACTCTCTCCTGGTGAAGTTGTGATGAGTAATAAAGCAGGAGATATGTATGGTAGGGATAATCTACTTGCTGCTAATGCTGCTGCTGGTGGAACCAATAGACCTAGGGTTGGTAAAGGTGTCTTAGGTTTCAGAGATGGTGGTCAGGTAGGTAGAACAGTGTTTAGTGCTGGTCATTACAACACTGGTTATAATAGTAGTGGTATTCCTATTGGGTCTGATGGTCTTCCTGTGAGTGGCACAACAGATCCAGGAACTGGAGTTGCAGAATATCAAGCAACAAAACATTTGATTAATACATTGAAGATGTTGGTGCAAGAGAGGGGTCTGTCTAGCAGAATTGGATTTGAAAATATTACAGCAGAGAGAGGAGATAAAGGACTAAGAGGTGTTCCAACCAGAGTGGAGAGTACACCAGGCACACAATTTGTTGACTTGCACTTTGACCAACATGCTCAAGGTGGCACACCAGGTTCAGCAGGTAGGTCAGGTATTATTACAAGAAATCTAAGTCCTGTTGATAGAGCTCTTGCTGCTGCTTTTGGTGATTTTGGTAGAGGATTCAAGATGGGTAAGATTGGTGTAGCAGAGGCAGGTGGAACTATCCTTGAAGTGGCTGCTATTGATGATCCAAACATCAAATCATTGCTTAATGAAGTGAAGTCAGGACAAAAAGGTCCACACTCTAGAGCAATGGCTGAAAAGATTCTTAATGCTACTTTGTCTGGAATGGACAATAAACCAGTCAAAGTATCTCCTTTGTCTTCTAGTAACACTGAAGTTTCTGTGCCTGTATCCCCTGCTCCCAACGTAACAGTTGTGCCTGTGCCTGTTGGATCTAATCCCAACTCACAATCCATATCTAATACTGGTGCTAATCAATCAAAGGTTCCAGGATTCTCTGCTATTGATGCAAACAACTTTGAGATGATGGTTGTCAAATCAATCTATAACATAGTAGGATAAGATATGGCTATTCCACTTCTACTAGGTGCAGCAAAGGGATTACTTGGAAATACTACAAAGAGGGTAGTCAAAGGAAAGGCTAAGCAAACAGCAAAGAATTTTGGTGGCAGAAAAAAAGGTGGTGCTTTAGTCAAGAAAACAAAAACTGTTGGATCATCCAAAAAAGCAAAAGTAAAACCACAACAGACTTATACTGGTGCAAGTGTTTCAAACAATACATCATCCTCAAAAGCAAAAATAGTAGGTGGTGGTGATGTCAGTTATGAAAAACTAACTGAGCAACTTAATAATATTGTTAATCTAAGTTCCTCTTTAGAGAAAGCATTCAAAGTTCAATCCAAAGAGAAAGAAAAAACTCTTAAGAAGAAAGATAAAACAAGACAAAAAGAAAAAAGAGAAAATAGAGAGGGTCAACTAGAATCCAGTAAGACAAGATCTGGTTCTATTGGTGGTGGTATTTTTAGTGCAACTAAGAAGTTTGGTATTATGAACTTCTTGTTGAATACTTTGATGGGTGGTCTTGCAGTATTATTTTTAAAGAACTTTGAGAGTATAAAGAACTTCTTTAGTGAACTTGGTGAAGCGTTTAGTAATAGAATGAATCTCCTTAGGTGGGGTCTAACATCACTGAATGGACCTGTGTCTGCAGCAGGGAGAACTGTGGTTAAAGTATTCAAACCTCTTCTCAAAAAGATGGGAACAGGTTTGAAGAAGGGTCTTTCAAGTGTTGGTAAATTTGTAGGAACTGCATTTAAAAAACTGGGTGTAGGTATATTCAGATTTGCTCAGAATATTTTGGGTAGAGTCACTGGTGTTGGTTCTACTGCTGCAAAGACTGCAGTAAGATCAGGAACTAGAGGTGCAACCAATGCTGCAGCAAGGACAGCA